GGACTGAGCTTCAGCGCATTCGGCGGGTTTGCGAACAACACCAACGCCAAGCGTTGCAAGATCATCTACAACCCCACGTCGGCCGTGGTCGGTTCTGCGGTAGCGGGAGGTACTGTAATTGCCGATACCGGTTCATATTCCACGACGGGTGCGGTCGGCTGGAACATTGCGGCACAGGTGTTCAAGTACGGGGCTGCTGGATCGAACACACAGTACGGCCAGGAGACGGGAGTCATTATCGGTACCACTCATGGCGGCATGGGCGTACCACTCGCGCTGACGGCTGTTGAAAGCGGCGCGATTCTCGTAGCCGTAACTGCGAATGCCACCACCGCTGCGACCGATATCTCGCTTACGAGCTATCAGGTAAACGGAATGAACTGAGTCCCAGAATAGACCTGTAATATCGCCGCCCGCGTTGAATTCACGCCGGTAGTTTCGGCCTTCCTCCTTCAACCAGGAACGACAGATGAAAATCTTTGCAGACATCCAGAAAGTGGATGACGAGCAGCAGCTCGTGTACGGCTATGCCTCGACGGAAGCTCTCGATAGCCAGCGCGAAATCGTGAAGCGCGAGGCTCTGATCGCCGCGCTGCCCGCTTACATGAAGTTCGCGAACGTGCGTGAGATGCACAAGCCTTCGGCTGTCGGTATCGCGCAGGACGCGCAGGTCGATGACAAGGGCCTGTACATCACGGCCAAGGTGGTTGACCCGACGGCGTGGAAGAAGGTGAAAGCGGGCGTCTACAAGGGGTTCTCCATCGGAGGAAAGGCCAAAGCACGCGACCCGGATAATCGACACATTATTACGGAATTGGATGTGACCGAGATCAGCATCGTTGATCGTCCGGCAAACCCTGAGGCCGTGTTTGACTTCTACAAGGTAGACGACGGCGACACGACGGACGAGGTGCCGCTGGATGCGTCCGCTGAAGCTGCGGCGGCTGCCAAAGCGGATGGTGACTCTGAGTCTATCGCGCAAGCGCTGACAAATCAGGAAAATGAAGTCGCCGAAAAGCGTGAAGGCGAAGCCAAGGAAATGGCCAGCCACTTCGACGCCATGGAGGATGGTTCCTTTCCGATCCGGAACCAGAAGGAACTCAAGAACGCGATCAAAGCCATTGGTCGCGCAAAGGATCAGTCCGCCGCGAAGGCGCATATCAAGACCCGCGCGAAGGAACTGGGCCTGGAAGACCTGATCCCGGACACGTGGAAGGCCGATGCGGCTGGTGACATGGCGAAGGACGGGATGCCTGCAAATGAATCCGATCTTATGGCGTCGATGGCGTCTCGGCATCGTGAAGGTGCCCGGCAACATGTGTCGAACGCGGCCAGCATGAGGATCATGGGGGATGAGCCGAACGCGCGCGCCGAAGATGCGCGTGCGGATGCTCATAACAGTGCTGCGTCCTATTTGGAAATGGCTGCCGCAAGCATGAAGAATATCGGAAAGGGCGAGTCATCCACGGATGTGGAAAAGCGCGGTTCGCGAAATAGCACTACCGATCAGAAGCACCTGGACGCGGCACACGACTCCCTCGTGTTGGCTGGCGCGAATTGTGCCGGAATGGCTGGTAAGGCCGACCTCGATAGTGAGATCACCAAGGCTACGGACATGCTCAGCAAACGGGTCACAGACCTCGAAGCCGAGAACGATGTGCTCAAGGCTGAGCGCGATGTGCTCGATGCGGAAAGGGCAGGCCTGGTCGCCAAGGTCGATTCGCTCAAGGCCGAAGTCGAGGCTCTGAAGCTGCTTCCCGCGGATGACGGCAAGGCGCCTGTGCTGAAGGCTGTCGATAAAGGCGAGGATGTGCTTTCGGAGGTCGCCAAGCAGTCGCTTTCGCTTCCGATCCCGGACAAGTGGTTCGGTTTCAATCCAAACGGTGAGAAGCCCGCGCCGCTGTACCAATAGTTCTCGCCCCGTAGTTCCTCAACAATCCGACAACCCAGCGCCCGCCTTGGAGCGGGTTTTTTTGTGCAACGCACCAAGGAAAGACCTGACATGAACCCGACCACGGACAACACCGTTGCGCTTGTGAAGGAGGCCCTGTTTGGTCCCCAGAACGCAATTGCCAAATCCATCACTCAAGCGACGGGTCTCGTCGCCTATGATCTGCAGGCTCCGGCTCTGAGCCTGTTTCCCGTGATTACGCCGCTGCGCAACAGGATTCCGCGCGTGAAGGCCAATGGCGGTACGGCGACCAACTGGCGCTCCATCACCGGGATCAACACCGGGCACACGAGCGCTGGCGTGTCGGAAGGAAATCGCGGTGCCATCGTGACCACCGGCACCCAGAACAATGTCGCGATGTACAAGGGCCTCGGCCTCGAAGACAACGTGACCTTCGAAGCCGACTACGCGGCTGAGACGTTCGAGGATGTCAAGGCGCTGGCTGTGCGTAACCTTCTGAGCGCCGTGATGATCGCGGAAGAAAAAAAGATCATCGGCGGCAATAGCGGATCACTCTGTCAGCTTGGGACCACGCCTACGCCGGCGCTTGTCGCAAGCGGATCGGGTTCGTCGCTGACCGGAACCGCTTATACGGTGCAGTGCATCGCCTTGACTCATGCCGGCTACCTGAACAGCAGTGTTGTTCCAACCGCGAGCAATCCGTCCGGCGGCGTTCAGGCAGTCGTGACGAAGACAAACGCCGATGGTTCGACCGATACGTTCGGCGGCGGTTCGGCACAGATTTCAGCTGCGACAACTATTACGCCCGCCGCAGGCAACAACATCACCGCGACTGCCGCCGCCGTCAAAGGCGCAGTTGCCTACGGCTGGTATTGGGGCACGGGAGGTACTGCCTATCTTGGCAGCATCACCACCACCAATCAGGTTGTCATCTCGGCGGCCGCGACGGGAACGCAGACTGCGGCGTCGATGCCCGGGGCTGATAACTCAGGCGACGCCCTGTCGTTCGACGGCCTCATCAGTCAGATTTGTGCCACGACGAGCACTAGCGGTTCCTACTATGCCGCGCTGAATGCTGGCGCGACGCTGACATCCAATGGCGCCGCCGGTGTGGTCGAGATCAATACAGCACTGTCGTCTTTCTGGAATAACTACAACTTGTCTCCGGACCTCATGCTGGTCAATTCTCAGGAGCTTCAGAATCTGACAACCAAGGTTCTGGGTTCGGGAGGTGCGTCGCTGTTCCGTTTCAATCAGAACGGGGCTGGTGGAACGATCAGGGGTAACGAGGTAATCGGGTCTTATCTGAATCCGTTCACGATGTCGGGTGGTGCCGAGATCGAAATCGCCTTGCATCCGAATGTGCCTCCAGGGACGATCCTGTTCATGTCGCGCTCGATTCCATATCCGCTGTCGAATGTGCCGAACGTTCTGCAGATGAAGGTGCGGCAGGAGTACTACCAGCTCGAGTGGACGAAGCGTTCGCGCCGTTATGAGTACGGGGTGTACTGCGACGAGGTGTTGCAGAACTACTTCCCGCCCGCCTTCGGCATGATAACCAACATCACGAACGGCTGAGTCCTGGGGCTCTTCTCCAAAACAGGACGGGGCCGCAGCCTCGTCCTCTCCTTTCTGAAAGGCAGAAAAATGACCAAGTACGTAGCCCAGGTCAAAGGGCAGAAGGTGTCGGTAGTTTCTCTCGGCGGTTTCGAATATCGCGAAAGCGGCGGGTATATCGAAATCCCTGACAACCATCATCAGGCGCATCGCGAGGCGGTGCTGGCGGGTCTCGAGAAAGACGCGCACCCACTCGAAATCAGGACCAGGACCGAGGTGAAAGAGGTTCCGGTCGAAGTCGAGACCGATGAGAAGGTCGAGGCGCCGGAATCGGATGGACGCGGCAAGCGCGGCCATAAGTCCACCACGTAATCACAGGCAAGAGGAGAGCGCCCCATGGCCGCCACGGAAACAGAAGAGACCGCTACGGTTGTGCAGCCGACCGTGTCCACGAACTCGAGCATCGAACCCGCCGTTACGGTGATCGAACCCGACACGGGGAAGGTAACGGAGGTTGCGGGTGAAACGACCAGGACGGCAGAGCCGTTGGTAGTCGTGGATGAGGCGGACGCCGCGAAATCGATGACGGTCCAGGGCGAGCCCAACGGCCTGCCGCCCGCCGCGCCCGGTATTCAGCTTCAGCCTCCCCTGGAGGTGAAGGCGCTCCGTGAGTGGGAGCACATGTATCTGAAACACAGCGTGCATAGCACCGATCCCGAGCACATGCACCTGCTTCATCAGCATGTCGAGGCGATTGTCGCGAAGCTCCACAGTAAGTATCCCGTCCCGGCCTGAGTGAATGGCCTCGACGTATCTCACTGGCACCGACCCTACGGCCTTCGGCATTCCAAACGCCACAGCCGCTCAGGTGCAGGCCGCCAGCGGGGTCGTCGATGCTTTTCTAAAGCGGCCAGCGGGATGCGTCTATGATCCTGTGGGCTCGGTGATGCTGAGCACCGGGGCGCCGATCGTAGAGACACCGCACGGACGCAGGATCATGATGTCGTACGCTCCGGTCGCGAGCGTACTCGCGATCAAGTGGTGGCAAGCCGGGACATGGCAGAACGTTCCATGGAGCTTCGGCGTCGATGCCGAGGGGATGATCTACGTCGAACCATCCGGCACCGAATGGGGCTGGTGGCACGGCGCGTACAGGAAATTGCAGGTGAGCTATCTCGCCGGATGGACCTATACGACATTGCCGTTTGCGATAAAGCAGGCAACTGCGAACGTGCTGCTTGCGCAGCAGGAGATTCAGAGCCCTGCGTTCGCGATGGCCAAATCTGGTGACACCCAGTACACGCGAGCCTCGAAGAGCCTTTTGGATGACGATACCAAAGCGATGCTCGCGCCGTACCAGCGCATGTTCGCCTGGTGATGTTGGTGAGCTTTCTCTATCCACGTACGATCAGTACCAGCAGGCCGGCGAACGATAGCGGCGTCGGGGATGCTGGATATAGCGGAACGACATCCGCGACCGAAACGCCGCAACTGTCCTGCATTTCCGCATCGATTCAACTGAAGCAGAACGGTACGCCTCCGCCTGCCGGTGTGGGCGACAACGGGCGCGATGCCTATTGGCTCATCCTGTTTGCCGGCACCTTGGGACAGGTTCTCGACCGAGACATAATCACCGACGATCAGGGCCTTCGCTACCAGGTGTTCGCGACTGCCTACACGGCTTTGGGGCAATATCGCTGCATGTGCGAAAGGCTGGAGACATAAGTGATGTTCGTACAGGATTACTTCACAGGGGATCCCATTGAAGACCTGGAGCAATTGGTTGCGATTCTTAAGGCGGGTTCGGCAATGCTATGGGGAATTGAGGTGCAATATTCGTGCGTTGGGGACAAGCGCCCGATTACCAAGGCGAAAATCACGCTCGACCTGAGCTTCGGAATGCAGGTGCTTCGGACGGACGATCAGGGTTGAGAAATGGCCGACCTGTCCGACGTCATCAACGGACTGAAATCGGTCATCGTCGCGACGCTTTATCCGAACGGGACCGGCACGCCTACATCCCCGATCAATAACGCCAGTACCGTCATTTACGGCGGCTGGCCCGTTTCGAAAGACCTCGACGACGCGCTTGCTGAAGGGAAGGTCACGGTGTCGATCTTCACCGGGCAGGTCGAACGCAATACCGCGCGTTTCCTGCGCAAGTGGCAGGTGATCGGAACTGCTGCTGCCGGCGCATCAGCGGTTCCGGTGTCCCTGGAAGTTGGGCGCACGCAGCGCGAGTTTCAGATTTCCGTTTGGACAAACAAGCCGTCCACGCGCGACGCCACGGCCGCGCCGCTTGATGTAGCGTTGCGCTCGCTGCGAGCGCTCCCGCTTCCTGACGGGTCAATGGCGTGGATCAGCTATGCGCGAGGCGCGCAGGACGACGGACAGCAGACTGTCGGTATGTACGTCCGGCACATGTTTTTCTCGGTCGAATACGGCACGTTCCAGACGGAGAACGCGCCGCTTGTCACGACAGTCACGGCGAATGTCAAAGGCGGCGTGGATGTCGCCGACGTAAAGACGAACATCATTACCTTGCCGAAAGCGATCCCATGAAAGCCCTGACAGTCATTACGCCGTTCGCCGATTACAAGCGCGGCGACCAGATCACGGACGCCGACAAGATCGGCGAAATCCTGCTCGGACATAACGCGCACCACGTCGTGCAGATCACTCTGGTGGACCGCAGGCCGGCCGAAGGTGCAGAGGCGGTATCTCCCGCTCCATCTGCAGTTCCGCCCGCGCCGCCGTCCGCGAAATAACGAACTCATAGCCCGCAGGGAAACCGCCCATGACAGTCACGCAGCTTGGACAAGTCAATACGGCGGCACTCAACGTGCCGAGCGTCATAACGCAGATCGTGCCGCCCGCGCCTACGGTGGTGACCGGCGTTGCGACCAATGTGAGCGGCGTGGTGGGCACGGCGTCGTGGGGTCCTGTCAATTCGCCACAGCCGGTCGGCTCGCCGGGACAGTTGCAAACGACATACGGCTCTGTCATCGCGCGCAAGTACGATCTGGGCACGGCCGCGACGATACAGATACAGCAGGGCGCAAACAACCTTCAGTGCGTTCGCGTCACCGACGGGACAGACACCGCGGCCACGGCAGCCATTGCGAGCGCTACTGGAACGGGATCGGGAACGGGCTTCACCGCAACGGCGAAGTACACCGGCAGTTTCGGCAACAATGTGAGCGTTGCAGTTTCGGCGGGGGCTGCGGCGAACTCGTGGGCCGTCGTGGTCTCCGCGCCGAATCTGCCGCCCGAGCGCTTCGACAACATCACCGGTAGCGGAGCTGCGCTGTGGACGAACATCGCGGCGGCGGTTAACGGTGGCCAGAGCGGATTGCGCGGGCCGTCGAACATCATCGTCGCAACGGCGGGGGCGGCAACGGCAGCGCCGGTGGCCGGTACGACTGGGCTCAGCGGCGGAACTGACGGCGCGGCGGCGATCACGGCGGCGACCCTGATCGGTGTAGACACGATTCCGCGAAAAGGCATGTACGCCCTGCGCGGCCTGCTTGCGGGCGGCATGTGCATGCTGGCCGATGCGGACGATTCGACGCAGTGGGCGACGCAATGCGCCTTCTCGCTCTCCGAAGGCGTGTATGTCATCGGTACCAGCCCGAGCGGCGACACAATCACGAACTGCGCGACTACGAAGGCGACTGCCGGCATCGATTGCTACGGCTTCAAGTTGCTTCTGGGTGACTGGGTTTACTGGTACGACGGTGCGAACTCGCTCTATCGGTATGTCAGTCCGCAGGCTTTCGTAGCGGGCCTCGTCGCCAGCCTCGCGCCGAACCAGTCCTCGCTGAACAAGCAACTTCAGTTCGTGGTCGGCACGCAAAAGAGCGCGACGGGACAGAGCTACACCCAGGCCGATCTTCAGGCGGCGGCTCTGGCCGGGATTTCGGTCATCGGAAACCCGTGCCCCGGCGGCGCGTATTTCGGGCCGCTGGTCGGGCGCAATTCGTCTTCGAACCCGACGATCCGCGGCGACAACTACACGCGCATGACCAACTTCATCGCGTACAGCCTCGATGCGGCTTACGGCACCTTCATCGGCCAGCCGCAGACGCCGACTCTGGAAGCAGAGGCCGAAGCGGTGGGCGATCTGTTCTTCCTGAATATGTACAATCAGGGGCTTCTGTCGCTGGTGAACGGTCAGCAGCCGTGGAGCGTGGTCTGCGACAGTTCGGACAACCCAGCGTCGAGCCAGGGCCTCGGCGACATGGTCGTCAATATCCAGGTCATCTACGAGTCCATCGTCGAGTATCTGATCGCTAACATACAGGGTGGTCAGACCGTGACGATCACCCGCACGTCCACTCAACCTCTCGCTGCGTAAGGAACTGACCGATGCCCGTGAATGGCTTGTCAACTGGCCGCGACGTAACTCTGGTGATTGCGGGCGCGCAGGGAACGTACCAGTTCCCGATCACGAACTTCACCAGCCGGCAGATGGTGACGAAGATAAAGAGCCGCCTGCTCAATGGGCCGCCGATTCACGGCAACATACCGGATGGCTGGGGTGGGGAGTTCAACATCGACCGCGTCGACAGTTCGGTCGACGATGCCTTCGCAGTTCTGGAACCTGCGTTCTACAACGGCGTCAATACCGGACAGATCAGCATCACCGAGACGATTACCGAGACTAGCGGCTACACGCAGTTCCGCTACAACGGCGTGCAGATGGAACTGACGCAGGCAGGGGACTGGACGGGCGATGCCAAGGTCACCCAAAAAGTCTCGTGGGAAGGTTCCACGCGCACCAAGCTTCAGTGAGGTAGATGATGGCGAAAGCTGATATCAAGTATGCGGGCGAGGCGCCTTCAGCGAGGCTGGTGCGCGAGGCGGATATCCGTTCAACGGTCGAGGATGCGCTGGGACGCAAGATCATCGTTCGGAAGCTAAGCCCGCTTGATCGCATGCGGATGAACAAGGCAGCTGGCCCGGATAACAGCCTCAACAATCCATACATGCTCTATGCGCTGGTGGCTTACAGCACGGTCAGCGTCGACGGCGACGAGTTGCTGATTCCCCAGAACGAAATCCATCTCGAAGCTCATATTGGTCGTCTCGGCAAGGAAGGCTACGATGCTGCCCTCGACGAGGTGCTGAAGTTCTATCGGAAAGCCGAGGAAGCGGAGGTCGTCGAGGCTGCAAAAAAATAGCGAGCCACGGCGATATCCATCAATGCCTCTGGCTGGTGAGGCAGGGAATTCCCTTCGACGTGGCGTTCAGCCTGGACGATGCGACGCGACTGGCGTGGTACGTAGTTACGGCCGAGTTTGAGGGCTCAAAATTCAATTGGCGAACGATGTCCTGGGAGAAGCCATGAAGTCCTTCGACTCGCCTGCTGCATTTGCCTCGTTTCTCGCGAATGTGATCGCAACGCTTCCGATTGCTCAGAAAGCTGGACTGAATGCCGCTGCCGAAATCATCGAGAGGGATGCGAAGGCGAAGATCGGCGTATACCAGGACGAAGAAGGTCCGTTTGAAGCTTGGCAGCCACTTGCTCCGGCGACGCTATATGGCGGTGTTTCGCCAGAGGGGCATCACTTCAAAGGCAAAGTAGAACTTGGGTATGCTCCGCCCGACAATCCCCTTCTCCGTGATGGCACCCTGCGGTCGCGCATCACGCATGATGCGAGTCCATTTCAGGCTGCCGTAGGAGTCAAGAGCGAGGTGGTCTCGCCAGCTTATGGCGATCCGGTGGACATCGGGGATGTCGCGAAGTGGCAGGAACTTGGCACGAGCCGCATGCCGGCGCGCTCGTTTCTTGGAGGTGCTGCTGTACACAAAGGCCGTGAAGCGGTGACGGAGCTTGCTGTTGAGATCGTGGCGCACATTGCTGGACAAGCAGTCAAGGCTGGCTTCTGATGGACGCTTATGCCATCAATATCGCCTTGAACCTACGCGCCAATGTGGGCGGAAGCACGACCATCATCCGAGAGCTTGGCCTAGTCGAGTCCAGCGCGCTAAAGGTCAAGGGAATCCTCGGCACTCTCGGGATCGGGCTTGGCATCGCCGAAGGCATCAAGGAGATGGCGTCGGCCACCAGCGATTATGCTCACCAGTTGTCGCTTCTTCAGTCCGTGATCCGTGACAACAAGCAGATGGCCGACGCGGTCAATGCTGCGTGGGCGACTTCTTTCAGCACACCCACATCGGACGCGACCGAGAATTTAAAGGCAATCAACGACCTTATACCCGCTTTTGGGAATGTACCGGATGCAACTGCGAACATTGACTCTCTACAGAAGCTGAGTGCCGTGATAACGAACCTTGGCGGCGGTCCCGACCAAGTTTTCGACATCGCGAAAGCCCTTGAAACGCGCGGTGCGGCGCAAGATTCAGAGCGCTTCAAGAGAGAATCATCAATGATGGTGCAGGCGTCAGAAGCGACCGGTGGTCGTGTTTCGGCGCGGGATTACCTTCAGTTCATTCGCCAGGAAAATCCGTTCGCGACCGGCTTTAGCAACGAGTTTCTTTATAGAGTCGCGCCGACTCTCATACAGGACATGGGGGCGTCAAGGTCGGGAACGGCGCTGAATACTCTGGAAAATACACTTGCTGGTGGTCGGATGACCAAAGCGGCAAAAGCGGAAATGACCCAACTGGGCCTTCTGGATGCCGGCGTTAGTTACAAAGAGGGTTCGGCAGGTACGGTCCAAGTCGATCAGAAAGGCTTGAAGGGGGCAAATCTCGCTCTTGATAACCCATACAAGTGGGTGAACGAAGTTATGATACCGGCCCTGGTTGCTCATGGGATAACAGGCGCAAAGGAACAAGAAAAGGAAATCGCCAAGCTATTCTCTAACCGGAACGCTGAGAGAATCGTCGTCGAGTTCAGCGTTAACCAAAGTAGATACGCGAAAGATGCTGGCGTAATCGCCCAGACAGAAGACCCTTATGCGGTCTACGACAGGCAAAAGGACACTGACCCGAAGATGTTGGGTATCGAAATATGGGCTCAGCTTAAGGATGTACTTATAGGTATAGGTCGGGACGCATTACCCATTGTCCTGCCGCTTATGCGCGATTTTCGGGATGCGCTAGTAGAGCTTAACAAGGCACTGAATGGAATCGACAATGTGTATTCCGAGGCACTTAAAGGCATATTCGCTTCTCCGAGAGATGCGCTGGTAACGTTCGGAATCCTAGACAAGAAAGACGCGTCTCCGTTCGAACAGGGCGGCATAAAGGACTGGCTCGTGCGCCACGGAATAGTCGGGAGCACTCAGGCAACATCTATTGCGCCGCCGCCGCTGCGTCAGGACATCACACTGAATAGCACGGTGGTGCTGCCTAACGGAGATGTTCTCGGAAAGGCAGTGACGAAGTACCAGGCCGGACAGATGAACAGCAACGCGAACAGTCCGTCGTTCTTCGATCCGCGTCGGGGTTACAGTCCGCCTGGATTTGCCTACTGAAATGTTGAACCAGCCCATCATCATCGGCGGCATCACGCTCAACGGCTTCGAAATACCGGAAAGCATCAATTTCGGTGGATCGCAGCGGCTGTCCAAGAAGCAGCTTGTGGGTGGCGCGCGTCAGGTCGATGCGATGGGCTGGGATCAGGATGATATCCAGTGGTCCGGCCGTTTTCGCGGTTCGTCGGCATTGCAACGCTGCCAGGCCGTCGAAGGTCTTGCGGTCCTGGGTCAGCCGGTCACCGTCACGTATCTGGGGCTCAACTACACCGTCCTGATCGCGCAGTTCCGGGCCGATTTGCAGCGTATGGGTTATGAAATCCCATACAGCATCGTGCTCACGCCGACCGTTGGCGAGAGTCCGCCTGCGAAGACGCAGCAAGGGATCGATTCGCTGTTCGGCATCGACCTGTCCGGGATAACATCCTTCGTCTCCGACGCCGAAAGCAGTATAACGGGCGCCTTCGCGGACATGGCGCCCGAACTGCAGGCGGCATCGTCCGCATTGACGACGGTGACACAAGCTGTTGGTGGCCTGAACGGCCTCGCCGGTCTTCCGTTCAGCCGAGTGTCAGGCATCCTGACTGGCCTGAACAATGCCAACACCGGAATTCAGGGCGCAATCACGATTGGCAACGGCAACATCTTCACTGGGTTGTCCCAGATTGGAGGCGTCGTACCAGCAGGTCCATCGGCCTCAGCAGCGGCACTGCCCGGACAGATACAGGGTTTACAGGCTTTGTCGAACTTGGTAGTGGCGCGGGGCATGACGGGCCGTGCGATCAACAACGCGAGTAATGCGGGAGCGTCGACATGAACCCGACCAAGATCACGGTGAGTAGCTGTAACCTGTTTCAGATTGCGGCTACCTACTGTAATTCAGCCCTGCTCTGGTATCAGATCGCGCAGATCAACAACCTGCCTGCTGATCCAGTGTTGACTGGAACGTACACTCTGACGCTGCCGCCGCCTGATTCCTCTGGCGGTAACGGCGGCATCCTCTATCAGTGAGCAAGCCGCAACTCGGCCTCACGGTCAACGGCACCACAATCACGAATGCGCTGCTGAGCGCGGATATAGAGAACAATAACTTCTTCGCGGCGGATACATTCGAAGCGGAAATCGCGTTGAATGCGATGCCGGCGGCCTTCAACGCTGCGTTCTGGTCCAACAGTCAGGCGCAGATCGGGATTTCGGTCGGTGTCGGTAGTGGTCTGACGCAGTTGATCCTCGGCAATGCCGACGATGTCGATATCGAGATACCTGCCGGGCTGCTCAGGGTGAGGGGGCGCGATCTTTCCGCGCCTCTCATGGACAACAAGACGACGGAGAAGTTTCAGAACCAGACTAGTTCGCAGATTGTCACGCAGATTGCGCAAATGCCGCAATTCAACCTGACTCCGAACGTCGCCGCGACGACGGCGCCCAGCGGCGTTTTCTACGAGATCGATCACGCGAGGCTGACGGACAACATCAGCTACTGGACGCTGTTGAACGAACTCGCGCGGTTCGAAGGCTTCGATGTTTATGTATCGGGCAGTACGCTCAACTTCCAGCCATCCGTGCCGGCGGGCCAGCCGAGCTACACGATCAATTACACGCCGCCTACTCCGCAGATGATCCAGAGCGGCAACTTCATCGACCTGAAGATGCACAAATCGCAGACTCTGGCTAAGGATGTGGTGGTTCAGGTAACTAGCTGGAACTCGAAGCAGAGAACGGCATTCACCGCCGCCTCACCGCCGGGAGCGAAAGCTTCGACCAACGGCAACTCGACCTTCTACCCCATGGTTCGGGCGGGACTGACGATGGACCAGGCGCAGCAGCTTGCTCAGAACATGAGACAGGAGATTGCACTTCATGAGCGCGTCGTCGAGGTGAACATGCCGGGGGAACTTGCGCTCCGCCCTCGGCAGCATGTTGCTCTGACAGGCACTGGCACTAGTTTTGACCAGACATATTATATCGACCGTATCAACAGGCGCGTCGATGTCGATGGCGGTTTCAGCGAGAGCATCCGCATGAAAAATCAGTCACCACAGAATACGGCTGACGCATGACCGAGGCGATTGCAAACCGGATGCGCCTTGAGGCGCAGTGGGTGATGGAGAATCGCGGCAAGACGCGGTTGGGACTAATCGATTCTTACGACCCGAATTCGTACTCGGTAAAGGTGAGGCTCCAGCCGGACAACACGATCACGGGGTGGATACCGCTCGGGACGCTAGCCGTAGGTGCCGGGTTCGGGATCATGATCGCTCCCACAATCGGGGCACAGATCAAGGTCAGCTTTCAGGAGGACAGCCATCAGGCACCGATTGGAGACTTGCAGGTCTTCGACAACGTGAATCACCCGTCCGCGAATGGTCAGGGAGGTCCGCCATCGGGGGAATGGTGGCTCGTTCATCAGAGCGGATCGACCTTCAAGTTCACGAACGATGGGAAGCTGGCGCTTACGTCTGGTGAGGAAATCGACATCGGTAGTGCGGCATCGGCGTTTCAATCCCTGGCGA